CCCTCCTCGGCAGCGCCATTGTCCATGATCACGAATTGGCCAGCAGCTGAGAGTTCCCGATAGAAGTTGGCATACTTAGGGTTGGCTAGTACCTGACGAGCTAGGCACAGGTGATAGTCTGAGGCGAGTGAATACTTCAACAGGTCAGGTGTAGAAATGATTGCGAGCTTCATGACTATTTCGCTCCCTGCAGATCGATCAAGGACAGAAACTCCTGACGCGTAACCGCATTGTCGCGGAACACACCAGTCGGCAGGCTAGTCTTCATAGACATACCCACCTTGCGAATGCCGCGGGCACAGGCACAGGTGTGTACGGCCTCGATGACCACGTGCACACCCTTAGGCTTAAGCAGCGTTTTCAGCTCATCCACAATCATGGTAGTCATGGCCTCCTGGGTGGAGGGGCGTCGTGCCACCCACTCAACCAGACGAGGAATCTTCGACAAGCCAATGATCTTACCATCCGAGACGTAGCCCACATGTGCATGTCCCAGGAAGGGAAGCAGATGGTGTTGGCACATACTGGAGAACTGAATCGGCGAAGCCACCACCAGTTGATTATCACGTGTGTCAAAGACGGTCATAGGCGGCCGCACGGTTGGCAGGAACTCACTCAGATAGTCTAAGAACCGCTCGGACGTGCGCCGACTAGAATCATCCCACTTGACCTCGCGCAGGACATCATCTAGAATGGCCTCGAACTGACCAACGTTGGTCGGGTCATACCTCTTATGTTTAGGCATTATACTCCCCTCTTCTGGCCCCACAGCAAAGTGTGAAGTTGTGGCAAGATGGTCCAGTTGGCCAGCCGAGGGTCATGCGTTAGCACCTCAACCCACCTGGCCAGATCGTCCAAGATAATATCACGCACGCCCACACCAGCATTCAAGGGCGTACCAATCGACAAGTAGTGCTTAACCGAGGGCTCATCCAGATCGTCCGACGTCTCAATGACCCACTCCAGATCGACCTCGTCAAACACCACGAACTTTAAGGCAGTAATCTTGTCTATCTCCTCCAGGTCTCGCTCGCTAAGCAGCGCCTGCACGGGATCAGAGTCATAGCGCATATCCATGCCACTTGATGGCGGCTTGGGCGAAATGATGAGACAGTCCAACGCACCAGCTACACCATCTGGCATGGTCTTAGAGCCCTGAGTCTCCATGGCGAGCTTGTAGGTTTCACCAAGCCTCATAAACTCCATGTCAACGAACAGGGCTGGGTTGCCGCCTGACAAGGTAATCCACTCATCAGACTTGATGCCTAATGCCCCAAGCTTAACTACGATCTCTTGAAGAGTCATCATAGTGCGCGACCAACCAGGATACTTGGGCAACACAGCGTACTTGGTGTCGCACCAAGAGCAGTCATAATCACAGCCGGCAAACCGCACGAAGTAGGTCTTAGTGCCAATCAGCGGCCCCTCCCCTTGCATAGTTGGACCGAAAACTTCACTAATGGGGTAGCGTTTCTCTGTGTCCACGTTGGGCCTCCCTCTCTAACTGAATTTGCATGTCGATGTACTCTTTGGCTTTCTCCAGGTCCTGGATGGCTTCGCCTTTCCAGCGATAACGGCATAGGTACTTAATGGCATTACCTATGGTCCAGGGCAGGCCTTGATCAACAATGAAGCACTTAACCTCAATCGCACCCTTTGTATAGTGGGCCGGAGCCTTAACAGGGTCGCTCACGACGTATGGTAAATGGGCCGAAGCCCCAACAGAGGCCTCAAGTCCACAATGTACTCGGCCGAGGAGGTAGCCGTCTCGTGGACCACCACACCAAACAGCTGCAACTGTTCAAAGGTCAGGAAAGCGTCCTCCCACTTACGAGCCAGATAGCTGGCTATGTTCTCGGCCGTGGTACGCATGCCCACAGAATAGACGCGAATGCCCAAAAGAGTCAACAATGGCAGATCACGTCCCCAGATCAAGTCCTCCGAGCCTTCAGCCAAGTACGTATGATCCATCTCATCGATCACTGGCTGGCAGGTCTCTTTCAGCTCATCGTAGTCCATCAGCATTCCCGTTTCCTCGCTAAGCGTGCCCTTGATCCACACGGTCACGCGATAGCTGTGGCCATGAAGCCATTGACACTTACCTGGATGGCCTTGAAGCTGATGCGCCGCCTCGAACTTGAAATCCTTCTCGATCCGAACGATTGTCATTAGAACTCCTGTGTGATCTTTCTCATGTCCAGCAGGTTAGGAAGGTCCAGCCCACCAGCCTGCGCCTTAACCAAGTCAATGCCGTACATCATTACTGAGTCACGTACGGTTGGCGTCAGAGAGTAGGACGCCTCAGCTAGTTGGGCCCTAATGGCGTCCTTGCCCAAAGCTGGACTACCTGAGCGCCGCTTGTGCTGCACCCACCAATTGTAGGCTGGGGTCATTTGGAACCACACCTCATGCTCCTGAGGCGCCCAGCGTATTCTTCCCTGATGAGTTGCCAAGTGGTTCACTAGGTCAGTTACGAACTCATCCGCCGCCGTCAGCACTCGCCCCATCTGATTCGAGAACACGTTGTTCAACACCCCAGTTAATGCCACTCTCGGGTCGGGCAGCTCTACATTCCAACATGTGCAGAATGTCGATATCCCAAACCAACACACCGATAAATTGTTGCGCACCCGATCCGGCAGGCCTTGTGGAAAGGCGAGTAATACGACCTCCCGAGCTTTGGACAGCGCTAATGCCAACTCCTTCGAGTTCAGCATCTGGAGGCAGTATTGTAAGTAGAAAGTCGCGAACAGCTGAAACGAAGCCGTCAATGTCCGTAATCTCTGGTAGGCTATCCATGCGTCTGAGCCCTCCGCCACATTGTCTGGATGGTAGTCTATCGCAATCATGCGCTCTTTACAAGCCGGGTCATCAATCGCATCCTCGCCATCAATGGAGAATGGGGCGCTCAAGGGATAGTCCTGTGTCGTCTGATCGGCTCGGCCTCTAGGGTCGTGGCCCGTATCGTATGACAGCAGAATGAACCTAATGAAGGCGTTTGCCGTGGCCTGTCTAAACTCTGAGAAGGCAACAGGTACCGCATTGCTTGACCCCATCAGTGATAGGATCACAAACTTGGTAGTCATAGCGTCATAGGTCTTAGGCTCTAGCTGTCCAAGGAGTGGTAGAAACACTCGGAGTATGCTAGTAGTTTTGCCAGAGCCTTTGGTTCCGAAAATGTTGAGGATTGGGAATCTGAAACCGCATGCTTCGATAGCAGGCTTGAAAGGCGTGGCGAAATACCAGCCCAGAGTTGGCCAAATTGAGGCAGGGGCATTAAGGCTAGGCAGAAGACTGGCAATAGTATGTAAACTGGCCCCTTCGACTTCGGTGAGACTAGTAGCACCTCCGTCAAACCCAAGCTTAGCATGTTCCCGTCTGGTCTCCAAATAGACCAAAGGCGCATCACTGGACCCACGTGGCCCATCGACTCCAAGGGTGCTTTTGTCACCGACAAACCATGAAGCTCCACTCTGTACATGAAGACCAAGCACGGAGGTGGCTCGGATATGAGGAAATCCGATGGACTCAAGCTTAGCGAGTAAGTGTGGAAGTAGGATACGGACGTCATCATCTCTCCCAAGCCATTGCCAAGATGCCAGCCGAGTCTCTTTGTCCATCTGTGGCCGACCATTGAACGCGGTACGTGTAAAGGTTACGCTCTTCCATTCAAACCCGCCCGCACGTACATCACATTGGACTGCGTCTTGCTCCTCGCCTTGTAGAAGTAGGGTAGGATTGAGGACAAAGGTGCTGACCCTGCGAGAGGCACGCCCTTTAACAATGTAATACCCGTCTTCTCGCTCATCCAGCTCAGAAGTCTCGACAGCTTTACGATCCGCCTCAGGTGCAGCCGCTGCCATGGTACGTTCCAAATATTTAGCTCCACCCTCTCCACGGTCTCGGTAGCTGTCTCCCACGGCGTGATACTGAAATATACTCCTAACCAGATCTTGGCTAAGGCCTGCGGTGAGGAGCTCTCGTACAACGGCAAAATCGCGCTCACTTCTTGTAGGATATCCTCGGCTCTCACCTGTACGAACCTTGTGCTTAGTCTTCTTTGCGAGCGACTTATAAGCCAAGAGTTCTGAGGCGCTATATGTAATAGATGAGGCCTCAATAACTCTACACTCCAAAGGACTTCCATGTTTATGATTGACTGATCCGGGAACTCTGAGGATCCGATTGGCATTCCAGCAATGGTCAGCATCTATATCGTCTCCCATCAACTTGTTTAAAGTCTCAAGCATCTCAACATCATCAAGCCACTTATCAAGCACCCAATAATAGTGCCATCCCCACCCACTATATACGATAAGCGAAGGTGGCATGATGGGCTTAGGTGGCTTACGATAGGCAAGCGTTTTCAGGCTTTGAGTGTCTGGCAAGTCCACATCTGCCCAGATCACTCGACCAGCTATTACACTACTCTTCTCGCCACTCCCATCCCTGCGCAAGGTTGGTGAGTAATACAAGTCATGGTCTTGAGGCCACGCCTTTGTTGCAATCAACTGAGCAGGTGTAACAAGCCGCATTCCACCAGGCTGGCCTACTTCAACGAACCCTTCTGGGGCTTCGGCGAAGATAATGTCAAACATGAGGATGTCCCATAAAAGTAGACGAGTTGAGGAGGTGGGCTAGGGCAACCCACCTCCTCGCTCCCACGGCTAGTAGTTAGCTAGCTCAGATCCATCTCGGCCAGGGCGCGCACACCCTTGGCCTCAGCGAAGCGCCGACCCTGCTCGTCAGGGGTCTTCAGCGCCAACTTCAGATCGACCTCACGACCGATCAGGTCGTCGGTCACGAACTCCTGAACCCTCCAGGTGGGGTCGCCATCTTCATCGGGCAGGCCGTCCTTCGTCGCCAGGCCCAGGGCGGCCAGCTTGTTCATCGAGATCCCGACGCCACCACCCTCGAGCATGATGTTGTCGTAAATCCTCGCGCCGTGGCCAGGACCTTCGCCATCCACGTCAAGCGTCCACTGAATGGCGATCATCTTGTTGCCCTTCGAGCTCACCTGCGCAGCGGCCGAGGTCAGCACGGCCTTGCCACCAGGGTAGGTGTGGGACACCCAACCCTCCTTCAAGTCGGCAAACTTCTTCATGCCGCTGAAGTCAATCACGATCGAAGCATCAGACATGTTATTACCCTTTCGCTTACTAGGTGTTCGGCTTATCAGTCGCCCTATAGACGTAGTCGCAAATCTGCTGGATCGTGGGATCAGGCAGATACGACGGGAGCCTCAAGTATTGGTCCTTCGCAACATAGTCCGGACCAGCAGTAAACATAGCAATGTTCCAAGCCTCAGCACGCTTGATGGCCAAGCCGTCCCCCTCAGCTTTCAAGGCCTTGTTCATGTCGGCCACCTCGAGCGCAGATACTCGATCGGCCGAGATCATACGCGCCGTGATGTAGGCGTACCCCTCCACGATCGCGCTGGCCTGACCGTAGAACATGGGTCGAAACACCTGCGACGACATGGGTGGCCCTTTGACGCCCTCAGCCCGCGCCTTCATCGAGCGCACATCCATGGCAGGCTCACGCTCCAGCGCCGTTATCATCACGTGGATAGGGGACTTGTTACCTCGATCAGCCAGGCCAAAAAAGAACCCAGCCCAGTCATTCCACCAGGATACGTTCTCCTTGTAGTCCCCAATCTCAGTGCCGCCCTCAGTTCTACTAAAGTCCGCTGATTGCGGCGTGTGGCCAGTGATCACCTGCATCACCTTCTGTTGCACATACGAGGCCCCATCCACGATCAAGGTCTTAAACTGCACTCCATCAGCTAGTCCCAGAGCCTTGTGCAGTGGATGTGCGTCCGTCTGGCCGCCAGCCAAGAACTCGTAGATGCTGTTGAAGTCCTTCAGCGTCTCAAGCTCCACGATCGTAGGCAGTGTGGCGTTGTCCTTCAACGACACCGGATTGCCGCCCAGGGTCACCAGCAGCGCTGGCGCAGTTACAGAGCACATAGCCGCCGAGCCTACGAACTTCGTCTTGCCCGTACCCGCCTTGCCGTATGCAATCAAGCGCAGCCGCTCGTTGGTAAGGTCCTTGATGAGCTTCATCGCAGAAGTAGGACCGTAACCGCGATACCGCAGGCGGCGCCAACCAAGAGCCACGCTACAAACTTAAGCGCCGTATAGGCGGCAGCCTCTACAGGCCCACTTGCCATCTTAGACATTATAAGTCCTCCAGTTTGAGATCTTGCCTCGGCTGACGCCGCTCGTACTCCTCAAGCAGAAGCTCCGAGGTATCAGCTCCTGCGTCCTCCATCAAGCACGGTGCGCGGAACTGGCAATAGGTGCAATGCAGTTGGCCACCGTTAGGGTAGATCCACACATCCGGATTAAGCGCCTCGAGCGCGGCTAACCGCGTGTAATGCACCACGTTATCAACCACGGCGCGGGGCTTGCGCAGCTCATAGCGCTCAAAGAACGTATTACCCTTCTGCCACAAATGCTCCAACATCGCCTTGTGGTACTCAATGAGAGCTTTGTACAACGTTTCGTCCTTGTCAGACTCAGATCGAAGCTGGGCCTTGTAGTACTCGAACGTAGTATCTGTGGCCTTTGCCTGGCTCAGTGGATGAACCATGTGCCCACCAATCAGCTCAGCGCGCACAAGTGGCTGCGCCACCGTAGGCGCCTTCTTGCGCAGGAGGTTATACAGCACCCCGTCAATCCGAATGCCGAGCAACTTCTCAGCCGCGTAGATGTACATGGCCGACTGCTCGTCGTTGGCTAAGAGCTTCTTGCGCTCCTCGATCGAGCGACAAGTCTTGGTTTCAAACAGCCATGTTGACCCATCACTCTTGCGCTTGACCACACCGTCGAACGTAAAGCCGTAGTCGACGTCATACTGCGGTAGGCCCGGATCTGCCAGTGGAAACAGGGGAACCTTCCCCCGATGCTCCAAGGCCAAGAAGTCCAGGTTGTGATCGCCATTGACTGACTTGTCACTCGCCACCCAGATCTCGTAGTGGCTCAGCACGTCGACCATCAAGGCTACTTGCTCCTCAAAGGCCACTTCCTGACCAGGCCACAACGGCCCTAAGGTCCGCTCGAGCCGTGTACGCTCCTTGTTGGCGTACTGAGTAAAGTGATCGCCAGCATGCCGACCAGTTTCGTACTTGACCTGAAGCGCCTCGTGGCCGCCAGACCCACTAAAGAATGGAAGCACGGGGGCCTTCCGTTGAAGATTCTGACGCATGTGGGAGGTGTAATCCCACAAACGACGACACCGCTTGAACGTTGTCAAGTCGGTAATGTGAACCTCTCGTCTCGGGTATGCCGTCTGATCTGTCATTGGGACACCTCGGCGTCGGTGACGTCATAGGCGGAGTTGAGGGCGGCGTTGAGGGCGGCGCGGGTGCTGTCGTCGGCGGTAAGGTATGCGGACCATGCTTTGTTCCAGGCGTCGTCGGCGGCGTTGGCTGCTGCCCATGCTGTTTTCTGGGCCGCAGCTGCGACCCAATAGGCTTTCCAAGCTTCGACCTGGGCTTCTTTCAGCTCGTCCAGCGTAGGCTGGGCGGGTGGGGCCTTGGCCGCCGCGCCCGCCAGGGCGCTCATCGCGGCGGCGCGGTCGCTCACGTCCGCGTCCAGGTTCAGCGCCGCGATGGTCAGGAACAGATCGTCTTCGCTCATTGCTTCGTCCTTTCGGTTACCTCACAGTAGGCGGCCTCGGCGGCCTGGGCAGCTTTCCATGCGGTCCGCCGTACCGCCGATGCGACCCAATAGATGACCTCAACGGCCTGGGCCGCTTTCCAGGCGATGTGGCGGGCTGCCGATGCGACCCAATAGATGGCCCATGCGACGGCCTGGGTCGTTTTCAGCTTGGCTAACGCCAATGCGTTTGTCATAGCACCTTACTCCCGTGCCTATACTCACGAGTCTGGTTGTAAGCCAACTTAATGCGCAAGGCCTCGTTCAGATCAATGCCATACAGGCCACACATGTCGGCGACCCGCATCAGCAGATCCGCCAACTCGATCGGCACGCCCTCAGGCTTGTCAAAGCCAATCACAGGTTGTGCGGCGTCGGCATAGTAAATCTCCTTCATACCATGCCCACGACGCACCTCCTCCAACACCTCAGACAGCTCCGAGTGGCACAGGGCAATGAGATCTCCAGGTGTGCGACGCTCCTCGTGCCAACCCTTCTCAATTGCCGTCGTGTGTGACCAGTCAACCAACTCGTCGATCGTCATGCTGCTATCAGTCTCAACATTCTTAAGGTCCATACGCCTCCTTAAACCTACTCGCCGCCACGAGCTAGCCACTCTTTGACTAGCTTCTGGTCGGTCCACTTTTCCAAGTACGCCAGCTGAATCAAAACATCAACTGTGTCTTTAGCTATCAAATTGTACACGAACTTAGGCTCAGTAATATCCATGCGATGAATGCGGTTATGCACCTGAGTCATTTGACCAGCAGACCAGGTTATATCATAGCAGATGCAGTACTTAGCCCGCTGAAGATTCAAGCTCTCGCTCATGGCCCCAATAGTGCCAACAAGAACGCGAGTTTTTCCGGTCAAGAAGAGCACAGGGGGTAGAGAGTCCTTAGGGGCTGCGCCGCCCACTAGCAAACTGGCTTTAAGGTGGGCTGCCAACCTTATTGCCGTCGTCCGAAATCTAGTGACAATGATTGTCGACTCATCAGGATGTATGCCCTCTAGGAAGTCCATCACCCAGTCCCACTTAACGTTGGGCGTATGAATACCAAAGATCTCTGGGTCACTGGCAAGCTGTTGGGCCCTAAGCAGTTTAGTAAGCTGACCTGGTATGAAGAGCTCCTCATCGGAGCCGGGCAAGGTAAGGCTCCCCTTCATCAGCTTGGTGTACAGCTCTCGATGGGCCTGGTACAATTCAACACTGGTTGGTGGCTCTATCAAGGGAGGGAGATCTGGGGCCACCTCTGCTTTGGTCCGACCCAGTGTATAAGGCGCTAACAACTCGCCAATCTGAGTGGCCCTGTCCTTACGCGTACCAAGGACAGTCCGCGGGCCGTACATGGGAGTATCGTAATCAACGTACTCCTCAAAGAATTGCCAGTAAGACTTAAACATTGTAGGAGCCAGCCAGTTAAGGATGCTCCACATATCGGCTATGGACTTCTCTTGTGGAGTAGCCGTAAGAGCAATCTTACGTCGGCTCAAGAACTGCTTCACAAACAAAGACGTCTGGGCTTTGCGGTTGCGTATCTTATGAGCTTCGTCAGCTATGATCACGTCCCAGAAGGCTTTGGCTAGAAACTTGTAGTCCATCCTCGCCCCAGCCCAATGTGTAACTAGCCAAAAGTTGGCCCGCGTATGTAAGAGCTTCGCCGCACGCTCGGCGCCCTCAAAGCGCCCAGCCTGGCCAGTAGACATTACAACTCCACCAACAACACCTGTGGTATGCAGCTCTTCCCAGATCGCGTCCTCCCATTGAAGCTTGGCCGCCTTGTTGCAGATGACCAGCTTAGGTCCGGGAAAACGAGCTGCGGCCTTGATTGCCTGTATGGTCTTACCTAGACCACAATCGTCAAAGAGTAGGGTGTTCGCCGCTTTCATGCGGGCGATACCTACTTCTTGATAAGGCCTGAGTTGTTTAGCTTCAACAGGTAGTACAGGATATGGCAAACTGCGCTCCGCTCGTGCGTTGTCTTCCCCCTCGATTTGAAGCCATACTTGTTTAACTTTGCCTCTGGCCACTTCGCAGCCGCTTGGTCTGACGGCTCCTGAATCTTCCAACCCAGCTCCTTCATATGACACAGCATCTTGATTTGGCCCAGTACTTGGATCTCTGGGAACTCCGAGCCAACTTTTTGTAAGGCAGACCCTGGAAACAGGTGCCAGCGTTCGATGATAACAGTTGTCCTGCCGTGGCCCAACGCTTTAGCGTGAAAGGTTCGAATAAGCTCGTCAATACCACGTATGGTACCAGTTTCAAAGGACAGGTTGGGCCAGTGATGTTCAAACGCACTAGCCCAACCTGTCGTCTCGCCTGGATCGAATGCGATGATCATGCGAAGAGTGTCAGCCCTACGACCATGATGGCGATTAGGCCCACCAAGCCGATGGCAATGAACTCTTTGCGGATCTTCGCGCGCACATAGGGTGGAAACTCGTATTTGTGATCAGCAACCGTAGCCCTGCCCTGGTGCGTTGTAAACGTCACATGCGAGCCTGCTTTGCGTGGAGGCTCAATGAGATTCTCAGAGCGCAGCGCCAGCCGAATGAACTCGGCGCCGCTCTTGGCCTTCTCCAGGTCCTTCATTGGGTTAGACACCTGCCACCGCCACTTCCACATCTACTTCATGTGGCAGCGCCTTGACCGTGCTAATAATAACCGAGTAGCCCACAAGCACCAAGTACTTCCTCACCATGTCCTCGGCAATGTGCACCTCGAAGTCCGGTGCGTCAGTCACCAAGTCCAACTCCATGTACTGAACCTGCTGGTTAACCATTGGAGACCTCCTTGAACGTAGGATCGGGCTGTGCCCGACCACACCCACACTCGCACTGGTAGTAGTCGTAGCCGGTATCACGCCGGCCTACCACGATGCGCTTGACCCAGTGAAGAATCTGAAAGGTGCCACAGATAGCGCACATCACAAAGATGAACTCAGGCATTAGTCTCTCCCTCTGGAACGTAGTCGTCCACGGTCTCCTTTAGGGTCATGATCTCAATGCGCAGCCTGGGTGGCAGATCCTGAAACTCCAGCGCATCCACCTTGAGGCGCTCTAAGGCACTAGCGGCTCGCTGAATGGCTCTACCGATTGCATTCAGCGCCCGAGTAGGCACTACTCGGCTTTCCACGATACTCCGCCTCCTTGCAGGCCGTCCTCTCGGACGACCACCTTGACATACTGAACGTTGGACCACTTAGACAGAACACTGCCCAGCACGTGCACGGCTAACTGCTCACAAGACTGGCTGCGAAAGTCGCAGCCATCAAACTCAAAGGCCAAAGGCTGACCACGGCCATAAACTAGCCACAATGACCTCTTCAGGATGGACGCAGCATCGTTGATCTCGATCTCGCGTGAGCCGCCCTCTTCAATCTCTACGTCGAAGGTGAACAAGTGCCGATGAGGGCTCGCCAGGTACTTGTAGCGCTCGGGCGCCTCAGGCCACCTATGATACCCTACTATGTCAAACTTTAATGCCACATAGAG